GGATAACTTGCTGGGCACCCAGACCTATGTGATGGGCGAGATTGCCAAAGGGTTGGAAGAAGATATCCATTTCTTTACCATCCTAAAAGGTCGGCAACTCGGTATTACGACCATCTCTCTTGCGCTTGACCTGTACTGGCACTTCATTAACCCAGGCCTTCAGGGAACGCTGACGACTGACACCGAAGAGAATCGGGATATGTTTAGGTCAACGCTTTCAATGTACATGGAAGGCTTGCCAAAAGAGTACAAGATACCGGTGTTGGCGCATAACCGTACTCAGATGAGTCTGAAGAACCGCAGTCGTTTGTTTTATCAAGTAGCCGGCACCCGTAGCAAAGGAACACTTGGGCGTGGAAAAGCAATCACATTCCTACATGGGACTGAAACTTCGTCATGGGGTGACGAGGAAGGACTTGCCTCACTACTGGCATCTTTGGCTGAAACCAACCCAATGCGGATGTACATCTTTGAATCTACTGCCCGTGGATTTAATATGTTCCACGATATGTATACCACTAGTAAAAGGGCACGCACGCAAAGGGCTATTTTTTGTGGCTGGTGGCGTAATGAACTGTATTCACTTGATCCACTTGGTCAGACATACAAGGTTTATTGGGACGGTAAACTAACCGGTGAAGAAAAAGAGTGGGTGCGAGACATTAAGAAACTCTACAACGTAGAGATCAACTCGCGCCAGATAGCGTGGTGGCGTTGGAAACTCTTTGAAGGAATCAAGGATGATTCTTTGATGTACCAAGAGTTCCCGCCGACTGAAGACTACGCTTTTGTCATGACAGGAACGTCTTTCTTTTCTAACGCGAGGTGTACAGATGCTGCTAAGGCCGCCAAGAAACGATTACCCGATTACTACCGATACTCCTTCGGTGCAAACTTCCAAGACACCACCGTCCTCAAGAGTACCGAACGTCTCGCATCTCTCAAAGTGTGGGAAGAGCCAATTGATACAGCGTATTATGTTATCGGGGCTGATCCTGCTTACGGTTCTTCTGATTGGGCTGACCGTTTTTGTATTCAAGTTTATCGTGCATATTCAGATGGACTAGAGCAAGTCGCCGCCTTTGCGACAAGCGAGATGAACACCTATCAATACGCTTGGGTGATCGCCCACTTGGCCGGTGCCTACAAAAACTCTACGCTTAACCTTGAAGTCAATGGTCCAGGCCAGGCCGTCATCAACGAACTACGCAATCTCAAGCGTCTAGCCTCTAACATGGGCAACCAAATGGGTACAGACCTGATGAACGTGCTTGGTAGCATGACTTCTTACATTTGGAGAAAGAACGACAGCCTTGGCGGCCTCTCGCAAAGCATGGGATGGCTCACAACCTCGGCTACTAAGGAAAGAATGCTCACCTACATGAAGGATTACTTTGAGCGCAACATGATGGACATCTGGGACATGGACACCATTGAAGAAATGAAGACTGTGACGCGAGACGGTGGCTCCATTGAGGCTTCAGGACGCAATAAAGATGATCGGGTGATCGCAAGTGCCCTTGCAGCCGCGGCTTATGCCGAACAAGTTCAACCACAGCTCATTGGCAGACGTATTTCTAAGGATGTCTCTAAAAAACAACAGGAATTAACACCTGAAGAAGTCGCAATGGGTAGAAACGTGTCTGATTACTTGAAACAGATAGGAATTTACGGTGCGTCCAACAACCATTCTTAAAACTGACCTTCTACGCATCATTAAACGCTTTATTGCGGATGAAAACCGTGGAATATCGTTAAAACTGTTTGCAGAGGTCGCTGGCATCAGTTTACGAACGTTGACCGACACTTTTCAGAAAGAATTGTTCCCAGTTACCGAATATGTGCAAATTCGCGTCTCTAAAGCCTATATTTCTTGGTTAAAAGGCGAAATAGCGGTTATGCAGAACTGGGACAACACAAGATTCACCGAATACCGCAAAGTTGCCAAACCACGCCTCGCCCGTGGGTATGGATTGCAAGTCGTAGATGGCGAGATCAAAATGAAGCTAGGAATTGTAAACAAGGCAGACTACAACCATAGTCTTGCCGATCAACTTGATAGGGGATAAATAATGGCTCGGATACTTAGAGATTACAAATGTCAGGAACATGGCTTTTTTGAAGGCTTTGAACCGACTTGTCCACAGGGGTGTACTGATGAATTGGTTCTACAAGTCTTTCTTAAAAGCCCTGGCTTTGTTTCAGACAAGTCCAAGGCCGCAGATTCACACTTACGAAATCTTGCCTCAGAGTTTGGAATGTCAGACATTAAGTCCACCCGCGAGGGCGAGAACCAAAGCGGATACCTCAAACGCAACAACAAGTTTAGCGAGAAAGAATACGCAGAGGCCGAAAAGTACGCCACCCCTAAAAAGCGTGGCCGCCCCCGTAAAGACTCCCAAGTCCAACCTGCACCGCCGCCGCAGCAGCAAGAAGCCCGTGCCGGTGATTCAGCAATTTGGGGTGGTGGATTCCAAGGCATGAACATGGCCTCTGTCTTGGCTGGCCGCTTTGCCCAACCCGTCAAAGGTGAGCAAGTAGGCTTGACACCACAAGCAGCAGGAATACAATCTGGGCCAAGGGTTGATCCCCGTGCAACAATGCAAGATCCACAAAACCTGAAGATCAAAACATAATGCGTATCCCACCAAACAATGATGAGCGCGAGAGTTTCTATCTTGACTTGATGGAAAAGTGCATGGTGTCGCGTGAAGAACGTGCAGCCGATTACGGAACGCTTCGGTCTTATTATTTGTTTGGTGCTGGCCCTGAAGAACCCCCCGCATACTTCAACAAGATTCATCCGCACCTAGATCAACTGACATCGTTTTTGTATTCAGCAGAAAGCACTCGGTTCTCAGTTAACGTGGGTGCCTCGGTGCTTGATGACGAACATCGCAAAGTGCCAAAGCTCACAATGGCTCTCAACGATGAGTGGCTAAACTCTAATGCAGACCAAGTCTTTTCAACAGCATTAACTTGGTCATTGGTCTATAACACCACCTTTGTAAAACTCATTTACAACCAAGGGATTCATCCCTACATGATTGAGCCAGGTGCAATGGGTGTGTTGCGTGAAGACACGCCTTACGTTGATCGCCAAGAGGCCATGTGCCAACGGTACTACATCACTCGCTCTGAACTGTTTGCTCGGCTGTACTCACATCCAAAGCGCGAAAAGATTGTAGATCGCGTGACAGGCAATGTTAAGAACACTAGTAACGATGGGGCAGATGGAGGAGACGGCGTAGCCCGTATCGTTTTGTCTGCTACAAACCCAACAATCTACGGACAAGTTGATATGAATTTGTACGGTATGAATAAATACCGTGCGCGACTTGCCGAAGAAACAATTGAGATGAATGAGCTATGGGTTTGGAACGATGAAACAATGGACTACCAAGTGGTCACAATTGCATCACCTAACGTTATTATCTATGACCGCCCAGGCTCTTCCCTCTTCCTTAAAGGCGAATGTCCTTTCGTCCAAATCTGCCCAAACCCCCAATACGATTATTTCTGGGGACAGTCAGAAGCGCAAAAGCTATTGCTCTTGCAAGCCTTGCGAAACAATCGCATGACTGAGATTCTTGACCTGTTGTCTAAACAAGTCTCGCCTCCAACTTCTTTGACCGGCTTTACTGGCATCCTAGACGAAAAGAACTTTGCACTTAATCGCGCCGGCGGTTTGCTTGCAACTGATATGCCCAATTCAAAAATAGAGCGCATGGGTCCAGAGATGCCAAGCAATCTTTGGGAAGTCACGCATGAAATTGACGCAATGTTTTCTGAAGTGTCGGGAATTAGCAACGTTCTCTCAGGCCGCGGCGAATCCGGTGTTCGCTCACAAGGCCACGCAAGTCAGCTTGCCCGTTTAGGTTCAAGTCGCGCTAAGAAACGTGCCTTAATTGTTGAAGACAGTTTAGAAAAAGTTGCAACGCTTTATCTTAAATTGATGCAAGTCTACGATCCTACACACTTTAAAGATACTGAAGGTGTGCCGTTTATTGCAGAACAATTTACAAATGATTTTGTAGTTAAAGTAGATGCTCATTCCAACTCGCCAATCTTTACAGAAGATACTAAAGAATTGGCGTTTAGTTTGTTTAAAGCTCAAGCTATTGACAAAGAATCCTTACTTGATATGCTAGAGCCTCCAATGAAACAATTGTTGAAAGACAAATTGAAACAGCGCATGGAGAAGGAAGCCTCACAGCCTAAACCTGAACCAGACGCTAAAAAGGAATAATAATGGCCGCAAATGTACAACCCAAGGCAGATCAGCCGCGAGTGACTACAGAGTCATTAAAACGTGGTGAACAAAGTCCAAATATACAGTATCGTGTATCAACTAAGAGTTATGACCGTAATACGCCAGGTCGCACTTCAGGCAGGGCGGTACGCGGTTAATGAAGGATACCTGTTCAGGGTATAAAAGGGGTTGGCTGCTTTCCCTAAAATTTGGTGGCCGTCATTCTTTAAGGAGTGCACTATGCGTAAATCGCGTAAAGGCCGTAAATCACGCAAGTAATTTTAGGGGTTAAACCCTAAGATTATCGTGTAGCCGATAAGTCCTGCCGAGGGTCGGGAACCAAAAAAATTACTCCTCCTCTTGACAAACGCGTACAGAGGATTATTCTGTCGAAAATTACTTAGGAATATGACATGGCTGTCCCACCAGATCAGTTGATGGCACTAATGAAAAGTCAGAAGGATTCTGCTACACCAGGTGGCGTACCTCCTGCTTTAGACGGTCCAGCAGGAATGTCAGAACCATCTGCCCCTCCTATGGCAGCACCCATGTCAACGCCTGAACCCAAGATGGGTAACCGCGAGGCGGCATTGATTAACGTGGGTATGGCAATGGATTTGCTTGAGCAAAGTCTGCCAGCTCTAGGTAGCGAATCTCCTGAAGGACAAAAAGTTCTTGCGGCCATTCGCACAGCATCTAGCATTCTTGGTACGCGCAAAGCAAAAACCAACGAATTGCAACAGTCAGAAATTTTACAATTGTTGCAATCATTGCCACAGGCCGGTGGTGCTTCACCCGAAGCCAAAGCAATGTCAGCGGCTCCTCCAGTACCAGGCATGACACCTCCAGGTGCGCCGCCGGCTCCTCCTCCAGGCGCGGGTGGCGGTATGCCTCCTCCTCCAGGCGGTATGCCACCAGGTATGCCACCACCACCAGGCGGCGGTATGCCGCCACCAATGTAAAGGAATCAAAATGGATTTATTTAAGCCACGCGGCGCATCAAGCCCACGCAACCCAACCGATAACAACCAGAAAAACGGGCAAATTGTTAACACGCCCCGTTATTCGCAATTCGGTGGTCTGACCTCTGCTCCTAAAGCAGGGTACAAAAACATGATGAACTTGTCTCGCCCAGGCGATACCAAGAAAGTCATCTAAGTCACTAGGGGATAAACATGAGCTTAGAAGACGTATCAATTGAACAACGTGATGAGTTAGCGAATCTAGCCAAGCGTCTTGCGGATAACCCTGCTACGCGCAAAGAATTTTTGCGTATGACGCAGCGCATCAACCCTGACATGGTGATCCCAGAGTTACAACTTGAGGATTACACAGAAAACAAGGTTAA